TGCCCCGGCCAGAGCGGCTTCTTGCTCAAACTCGTCGTAACTGCACGTTTGATCAAACGCGATGATCAATGCCTGAATCTCAGGCCCACACTCGTCCCACGACGGCGGTACGCCGGGAGGACGAATTCCTAGCCTTGCGCAGGCGTGCCAGACGGCGTGCTCGGCTGTCCGGTATGGGGGCCAGAGAACTCGGGCGGCATTGGAGCCTGACCACGAAGAAAAACCTCGCGGGCCTTCCGCAGTTTCTCGTCATCGAGCGCGTTCGCCTCCAGCACGAGGCCGGTCACGCGGTTGCACTCGATCTGAGTCAGCCCGCCACGCTTCAGGTCATCCTCCCACTTCGGCCACGTTCGCGGGTCGGCCGGATTCACCGTGTCCCACTCGATCGCGCTCGGCTCCAAGGACTTGATGACCATGTAGCCCAGCCGCTTCTTGCCCCACTCCTGCATCACCTGCTGGTAAGTGGGATCATTGTCATTGGCCACCCAGCCGTCCTTGGTGAGCTTTCCCGGTGGCTTCGGCTGCGGGCACATCGCATGGAATTCCTCCATGTCGTGCAGCCCCTTGGCCCGAAACACGATTTGCTGCTCGCCTCGCGGCAGCACCAGGACACACTCATTGCTCAACGTAGACGGATCAATTCCAGCAATCTTCATGTCGATCTCCCTCGACAACCTTTCTCAAGAAAAGAAAAGCGGTGCCGGATTCGCCTTCCGGCACCGCTCATAACGGGTTTTCAGACTTACGCCGCCGCCTTCCGAGTCACGATGGGCTCGGTCGCGTTGCACTTGCCAGAGACCGAAATCTTCGCCTCCTTAAGGTCGATCTCGCGGCTCTCCGAACGGAAGTCGGGGAACACGGTGACCTCGTCCTGACTCGTGCCGCACGGGGCCTGGTGCTCGATCTCCATGTCCACGGCGTAGGGTTCGCACTTGTCCTCGGCCGCGCTGACCCATTCCGCCGCGCCACCCTTGCCCTTGAGGGCGTCCATCGGGGTGATCGCCTCATCCGTGCCGGTCGTGATGTGCTCGTAAACGCATTCGAGCTTCACTTCCATCGGCTGCTCGTCGCCTTCCCGCACCGAGTCGAGGTTGCCACGATCGAGTTCGTAGTTGTACTCGTTCTTCTCGGTGTAGTTGACCGTTCCGTCACCGATCTTGATCTCGATCTCTTGCGACTGGAACGTGAGCTTGTCGCCGTCAGCATAGGTGCCGGCCCCCAGGGCTGGGCTGAACGTGATCTCGGTCGTCGGGCCAGCATCCGTGGGGGTGCGAGCGGTGACCACATGCACCGTGCTCACGGTCTCGCCGGCAAGGGTAAAGCGAGCGCCCTTGGGCACCGTGGTGGTGACCTTCGTGTTCAGCGCCACCTCGTCAATCGTGAGGGTCGTGTCGCCCAAAGCGGGCGGCGTTGGCGTCTGATTCACCGAGGCGGTGCCGCTCAAACCGTCCTTGAATCGGACGATGCAGTCGCGCAGTTCAATTCGAGCCATAGAAGTATGACCTCCTGTTAGGCTATTCGTTGTCGTAGATTTCCATCACATACCCGCAGTCCACAAGTGACTGGCGGATGCGATCCGTAGCATTCAACTGGCCGAAATGGAGAACACGCACGGCATCGCGTCGGCCAGATCGCGGCGACAAGCACCCAACAAGAGCGTGATCATCGTCGCCCGGTTGATCTCCGTACCTGTAAACGGCGATGGCACCATCCATCGCCTCCTGGAAGATGCCGGCGATCTTCTGCGGCGTGTATCTGTTCTTATCCGGGCCGTCAAACCGGCTCGTGATGAGAACATTCACGTCTAGGGATAGCTCGTAGTAGTTGTGGCTCAGCTCGCGGGTGTAGGGACCAGTAATCCGAATCTCGATACGGTCGCTCGCGTCCATGAACGCGCTCGCCCGCTCGTCAACCCCTTCAATCAGAGCTGGCACGTTGTTGTCCTGGGCCACCTGCTTCAAGTAGGTGGCCATGGAAGCGAACACCCACCGTGCCCAGTTCGGGTTTGCCGGCATGATTACGCCTCCCTTCCGCTGTCCGAGCCCAACACGATGTTGGTTTCAGAGTTTGCCGTGTGACTCAGATTGCCGCTCTCCCCGACCAGCTTCCTGCCGATCAAGATCCAGGCGGTGGAGTAATCGCACTCCTCGATAGACTCGATGGAGTACGAGGAATCACCGTAGATGATCCGGTCATCCTTGACGACCTGAAGGCTTGGTGCATCCCGCCTTTCAACGATGAAAGCCCGTGTGCCGGTATCAAACCCGCCGCCCATCACCATCTGCTTGTTTGCCGAGATGATGGAGATATTCCTCTCCACCTCGCGTTCAATCTTCACAGGTAGAATGACTGCATAGGGGATGCGTACCGTCGAGGCTTGAACGGTGGTGTGTCCAGTCTTGGGGTCGGTTGTTGAGGAGAGGGTATGGTGAATAAGGATCGTGCCGCCGAATCGGCGCTTTAGCGAATAAAGCACCAGTTGAATCTGGCGTTTCAGAAAATACTCGTTATGCGCGGTCATGGCGGCCCTACCTTATTCCGAGTGTTCGGCCTTGCTTTCAACCCTGCGGGCCAGCGCCCGCTCCAGACGCCGCATGATGACCGTATTCTTGGCGATCACCCTCGTGCATTTCTGAACGAGTGGCAGGAGCAGATTGCGCTGCTCGTCTTCCAGCTTCGTAATACGGGCAGACATGCGAAGTTCACGGACCCAACCCTGCCAGAGAAAAAAGGCGGCCACGAGGCCGAGCGGGCCATATTGCTTCAGGATGTAGATGACCTCCTGAAAGTCGGTCTGCGCCAAAAGGCAATCCATCGCGACACCTCCAGCTTTAGCAGGCTCAAGGAGGCTACCCGCCTGAGCCGGTGCCCAGGCGGGTAGCACTTGTAGAAGGTGTCGGGCTTAGCCGAGCAGCACGACGCAGAGATCGGGGTCGAGGACCGCGATACCGGCGAGGATGTCAAGGTTGACGACCGTGCCACCCTCCTGAATCGAATACTGCATCGTCACACGCATGGCGATGTCGTTGTAGGCACCGACGTGCGAGAGGACGCCCATCGCGTTGTTCGGCACGGCCAGGGGGCGAGTGACGAGGGCGAGGGAGTCGCGGTGGAACGCCATGTTCAGCGAGCCGGCGGGGCCGGGGAAGCAGGCGTCGTTGTCAGCCAGGGCAATGTCCAGCGGGCGGTCGAGGATCACCGACTGCTCGCCAGCGGCCGACAGCCAGGATTCGATCACGGTGTAGACGTGACGGCTGGCACCGGTGCCGAACGCGACCAGCTGGCCGACTTGCGGAGCGGCGGCCCACCCGTCCAGAACGACGGCTTCGCTGTAGCCGGCCGCGTACGCGCCCTTCACGGCGCACTTCTTGTAGACCGTGAGGACCGCGCCGACCGCCGTGGCGTACTTGTTGGCCTCGCTCAGCGTGACCGCCGTGGTGGCTCCCGTCCCGGCAGTCGCGGCGACGACAAAGGTCGGTTGGTCGTTGCCAGCCACGACCGCGTACTCACCAACGGTCACTTCGTAGGCCAGGGTGCAGGCGTGCGAGCCGCTGCCACCCGCATTCACGGCGTCGGTGATCGTGCCGCCCACGGTGTCGCACGAGACCGCCTGGACGGAGTTGACGTTCTGATCCATGAAGGTGTCGAAGCCCAGGATGCGGCCCAGCTGGGCGTTTTCCAGGGCAGTGCCGCCGTCGCCGCGCTCGTTGGCCTTGATGAAGAGGTCGTTCTTCAGCAGAGCCGTTTCGGCGGTCGGGGCCAGGACAAGCCGACGCCCATCGACGGGGGCCTTGTTGACGTTCAGGATCTCGCGGGCTTCCAGGAGGAAGTCCGTGCTGTTGACCGAGTTGATGCCGCCCAGCCGGCCGGTTCGCTTGGCCGGGGTGCGAAGGAAGGCGTGGGCACGGCCCAACACCGCCCGATCCACGGCGCGAGCAATGGTCTGCATACCGGGGCGCAGGTAGATGTCCACCAGCTCCTGGAAGGCCTTGCTGGATTCGCCGTCCTTGATGGTGAAGCTGTTGTAGAACCACTGATCCAACGGCACCTGGACGTTGGTCGCGACCGCATCCTGCTGGGTCAGGCTCACTCCATCCCGCTTGCGGCGGATCTGGAAGCTGCCGGGGCGACGGGTGTTGACCACATCACCGAAGTTGCGGACATCGGCCTCGAAATCCCGGTGGACGAGATTGGCGATGACCATGTTCTCTTCGAGAATGGCCAACCCCTCTTGCGCCCACAGCTCGGGGATGTACGCCTGGTTGTTGTTGTCGAAGCAAGCGACCTGGGCCTGGGCGAGATAGAAACGCACGTTCATTTGCACTACTCCAGTTGTTTGTCTGTCTCAGCTTCTAAGCCACTGAGCAGCCAAGAAATGAAAAAGGCCGCTACATCGCGGCCCGTACACCGAATGACAAACCCCTGGTGGGTTAGCGGCGGCCCGCTTTGGGCCGCAATCCAAGAGCTTCAGGGTTCTTCTCCCGGATCTCACGGTATTGCTGTGCGGTCAATTTCCGCACATCAACCCGACCGCTGGAACCCGGCGTTAGGCCGCCGGTAGCCGAGCTGAGTCCGATGCCGCTCACCACGCCGGATTTGAAGAGGTTGCCGTACATTTCCGGCAACTCCTTCATCCGTTTGACGGCTTCATCGGGGGTGCGGACGAAGACGGCAGACTCACCCGTCTTTTCGTCCGTGTCAGGCATCTCCACCACCGGCTTGTGCTTCCCGGTGGGCTTGCCCGTAACTTCATCCACCACTTCAATCATCTTGGTCCAGGGACGCATCAGCGTCATGATCTGGGCGGGGCTGAACGCCTCGTGCTTGACCGCTGCGTCCTGCAACGACCGGTCGATGGTCGATTCGCGGTACAGCGATTCCCACACGCCGGCCTTCTTCTCAGCCTCGCTGAGTTTCACGTTGAACTGCTCTTCCAGCTGCTTCTTCTCCAACGCGAGTTGCTGCTCCTTGGATCGCAACTGGCCTTGAACGGCGTTCAGGTTCTCTTCGAGAGCCTTCCGCTCCGTGTCAGTCAGAGTTTTGCTGGCCAGCACTTCCTGGAGCTGCGTCTCCATCTTCTGCAACTGGGTCTGGTACTGTTGCTGATGCTTCCGCCGGTCTTCCGCGAGGAACCGGTTCAAGTCCTCTTGTGTGAACGTCTTGCCGGGATCGCCAATCGGAGGAGTCCCGTTACCGGGATCGCCAATCGGAGGAGTCCCGTTACCGGAACCAGGGATCACAGGCTCGCCGTCAAAGCAAGAGAGTACCGGACGAGAAAGATAGAGGTCAGCGCGCAGAGTCAGAGTCATAGCCACTTTCCTTTGATCCTGCCAAAGAAACAAACAGGGCCACAACCTCGGTCAGGCAGTCTTCCGAGAGGCCGCCCGGCTTGCCTGCCGGTGAGGCGACCAAAGCAACGCTGCTTCGGTCAACAGTGATGCGGGGTTACGACACCCGCGAAAGCCTGATGGCGTCGTCGTCTCTCAAGAACGGCTTGAGAAGCCGCCACGCCAAGGCATTTGGAATCATGTTGATAAGATGTTCAATCGGGACTTGGCCCCGCTCAAACGTCGTGCGGACACCGCCGTAGCTCGCGGTCTCAACAGCCAGCGTCTCCAGCTCCAGCTCGGGATCTTTGTTGTCCAGCAAGCTGTGTGCGATCTCGTAGGACGCGCGGCGGATCACCTCGGGCACCTCAGTGTCGCCCCCACGAGGAAATTCCAACGGCTGGCTGCTCTCGGCCGCGTGAGTCTCGTCCTCTGTTGCTTGCGGGTTCGCTTGCAGAAGCGTGTAAACGCTGTGCTTCCACCCCTTGAAGTTGAGGGCGTCAATCAAGCGGGCAGCTGCAATCAGCGCGTTTTGGCGATCTTTGTCTGATGCGACCGCCCACGCGAACTCATGGAGGCGGCTCGCAAAGTATTGATTCGCCTCCTCCAAATCGCCATAGAAGGCAATGTTGATCGCCATGTCTCACCTC